TAGTCCAGGCATCTCCAAACGAAACACCTAATTTAGTCCGTAACTGATTGGTCATAATCAAACAAATACGTTCTCGTGCAATCCAATTGGTTACTTTACGCATTGCTTTGGATAAGATGATAGATTTACTGGTTGCATAGCCGTCCTTATCATACTCAGCAGCCATTTCAATTTTTGTAGATGCTCCCATAATAGAGTCCACAATAATTGTAACTAAACGATCTTTGTCAGATTTACGTACTTGTTCTACAATTGTTTCAATAGTTTCAAATATTTCTTCAACTGTTTCTAATGGTACATAAAGCATTGATTTCAAATCAATTCCAATTGCTGACATAAATTCGGCACTGGATGCTGCTTCAGTATCAATATAAACTGCCAATCCGCCTTTCTTCTGAGTTTCAGCCGCTACATGAGATACAAGCAATGATTTACCAGATGCTTCTAATCCGGTAACTTCAGTAATCCGACCTACTGGGAATCCTCCGTTCGGTCGGTTTGAAATTGCCAAATCGAGCATATCGCAACCAGATGAAATCCATTCTGTTACATTGCTTGGGGAATCTGCATCTCCTTCTAAAAAGAAAGCTGTCTTAAGAGCTTGTCCTTTAAATTGCTTGTTGATGCTATCCGCTAATGTACTTGCTAACGAATCTTCCAGTTCTAGTTTGCTTTTACTCTTTGCCATTTATAACTCCTTAATTGAAAAGATCATTGAATGCAGATGCAACATCATCTACTTTGTTAGCTGCCGGGGCTGTCGACTTTGGTGCTGCTGCTGGTGCTTGCTCTTCTGTTTCTTCTACATCTGAATCTGCATTTTCTGGATTCATCCATTCAGTTAATGCCGCTTCTAATTCTTCATAAGTTGGCTCAGGAAAGATATCAGTAATTTGTGGCTGATTCATAATCTTCTCGGCAACTGCTTTATCATCAGTAGCTGGTTGAGTGTTTGGTTTTACTCGAATAGATGTTTTAGGGAATGATCCGCCTTCTGCTGGTGTAAATTCTACATCAATATCACGACCGTTCATTAAATCTGTGATATCACCATAATCTGGATCTGAGATAATAGAAAGAAGTTCTGTGTAAATTGTTTTACCAAATCCCCAGAATTTAACTCCTTCAGACTCTTTGCCTCGAACAATAACAGGAACATATGTTCTCATTTTAGGCTCAATTTTACGGCCCATGATCCATTCATCCTTATCTCCAGTTTTCTTTAGTTTGTCTGAAAACTCTACGATTGGATCAGCATTGCCAAAAGATACCGGGGAAAGCATTGAACGCTTACCAATGTCATAATGGAAATACAATTCTAGAAATGGATTTTCTTTGCGATGTACATACGGTACAATGCGGATACGTGTCTTACCTGCTTCAGGTTTCCACAAATTTTGTTTTTTGTCATCAGCCTTATTCAACTGATTAAGTTTTGCTTTTATTGCATCGAGATTCAACGCCATAATTTACCTTTTGTTAAGTTGTTAATAAAAAAATAATTAATAATAATATAATTGATTTACCGGTTAAATCCAAGTTTAAAGTTGTTTCTTTTTATTTAATCTAGTTTGTTCTAAACTTTTTCTAATTTTTTCTTTAGTTTCTTCAGAATGCGGTTTACGTTTTTTGCCTAAGTGTGCTAATCGCATTTTTTCTTTAGTTTCATCTGACACGAATTGTACGCCTTTTTTATCTTTATTCCATACGGAACGACCTTTGAGTGCTTTAGACATATTTTCGCAATGTTGTTTAGATTTTGGTTTACCTGATAATGCAGTTGATATCTTTTGTTTTGTTTTATTAGAATGCGGTAAATGTTTTCTAGATTTTTGTATTTCTCGAATAATATCAATTACGGACAGACGTAATGATTCATATTCTCGAGATGATATTTTATATGTTCTTTGATTTTTTTTAGACTTCCAATTAACCATTGCCCAAAAGGCTAATCGTATGCCTTTTACATTTGGATAAATTTTGCAAAGAAGTTTGTGTGCTAAGAAATGTTCTCGAGCTGTTAATTCAACTAAATTATCTAATGTATTAGTTCCCCCAATACATTTTGGAACGATGTGATGTCGTTCTTTATAACCGTTTAATATTCTCGTTTTTGCTCGGCTAATTAATTGATTGTAAATTCGTTCATAATTCATTTAATTAGTTAACTCCTTTTAATTGGTTAATAAAATATTAAAAATATAATTACATTATAAGTAATTAAAACGTTAAATCAAAGTAATTAGTTAAGTTTTTTATTTTGTTATCCCGGACGATGAGATAAATCAATATTCAAGTATGTTTTAAAAATATGCTGAATAAATCTCGGATTAAGTCGACCTTCAAAATCCATGTAATAATTATTTGCTATTGAAAGTGCACTAACTTTATTTGTATCAGGAGCTCCATCATAATATTCTGATTTTAAAAAATCTGCTAGTTTTTTATTTGCATCTTCATCATTGCCAGCTTCATGTAAATTTTTAGTACCAAAGCGACGCATATTTTCTGCTAGTAAATCTTTTAATTTAATTTGTGCCATTTTATTGTCTTTTATTTTAAAATATAAATATGTTTTACCAAGAAATCTTTTTAAAGAAAATTAAGTTAATAACACGGAATCCAGCATCATCTGTAAGTATAAATGAATTGCGATACTTCATCCAATCCAATTGATATGTTTTATCTAAAACACCGTTATTCACGCTCTTTATAACTTCATTCAATGCATTTACCGTATATAATGTGTTAGTTTCTTTTTTTCGATGTATACTTATTGTGTTTTGACCTCGCCGGGAAGTAGACATTGCATTGTATGTGCAATACAAATTATCTGTTGTCTCTGAGTTGCTAAACACAAAGATTCGATGTTCTGGAATTTCGTAGCTTGTTTGTATGTAATCAGTTATGATGTTTAAATCCGATTTGTGTGCGAAGGTGCAAAGTAGTTGTGTCTTTACCATTCATTTTCCTCAGTTATTTGTATGTCACTTAAATCAATATTAGTTGTACCAATTGCTTTTTCAATGATCCGGATTTTACCTGCATCAATTACTACATATCGAAAATCTCTTGTAACTCGAATTCTATCTTTACGAAACACTATAAATTGTAAATCAGTTCCTAGTATTTCATCAACTGCGCCTTGTAAATCAATATCTAATTCATTAGGATTTCTTACGTATTTTAATCTTCGTAATTCAGTATTAATATATGTTATATCTTGGTCTCCGTCATCAATCGGTTTTATAACTATAGAACCATCTTTCATTTTTTTAATTGGTTCAATTGACATTTCTATAGGTGTCGCATTGGGCCCTCGCAAAATAGCATTAGTATAACCTGTTATTTCTGTATTCAATGCATTAGCTTCTCTATAGAATTGCATTAAATATTGTTTATCTTTCATATTTAGATTGCCGCCTAAAATAAAAGATCTTCGGTCATCTAAATACGCAATCGTTTCTAACAATGTTTCATTAAAATATTTATGAAAGTTAAATTTTGGATTTTCAAATGTACCTCGAAGCTGATCGAGTCGTTTTAAAGTAGTTACAATTTCATCCCAAAATTTGAAACGAGTTACAGTTGCTTTAGTTCCTAGTCGTATTGATTTTGCATTACCAGCTCCACCAGTATAATCTTTTATCTCATATGGCTGACCATTGGATGTCATATCAAAACTTTCTCCGGATCCATTTAATCTAGCACCTTCAATTAATGCAGCAAGGAATATCTCACCTTTTCCCAATCCCTTAGGTTCTATTTTAAATAAATCATAAGCAACGCCGGCTCGAAAATTTATACTATTTAATTCCTCTTCTGAAACACTTGTTTTTGAATATAATAAATTTGCAAATTGTTCCGATTGTTCTGCTGTACAGTTATTTAAAAATGACAATGTCAATGCATCAGCTTCCGTTGGCAATAATCGTAAAAACTGTGTAAATTGTTCTGTTTTACCAGCTTGATTAATTGCGTTGATTAACATTGTATTTTCAATAGAATCAAACTGAACTGCTTCAGTAATCATCTTTGTTAATGTACCCTGTGCCCGTTTTACAATAGCCCGGGCTTCGTTAGGAGATATATTTGAAGTTTCTATGAGCACATCATATAACACTTCATAATCTTTTGATTTAGAAGGATATCCATTTGGGAGTCTAAAACACCACTCTGTTAATATAGAATCTATGTTCATAGCGAAATAGTTTTCATTTTATCATAAATATTGCCAACTTTACATTTTACCGGGAAATTACCGGATTCTAATATAGATTTGATTTCCGGTAAAACGGTCTGAGCTTCGGTCATCGGAACATCAAACATTACTGAATCATACGTGTATAACACCATACGTGTTTGTTTTTGAGTTAATGCGTCTAATACCTGCTGTAACTTTTGCACAGATACTTCGGTTTCTACTGCTTGTAAATAATAATTAAATAGTTTGTTTGCTGTCATGTTTTTAACAGCATCCGAACAAATTGGTCTGTTTAGTATTGGCGTACGGATACACTTCTTTGATTTCCATTGTGCCCACAATTCATATACAAACTTATTAACTCGTTGAAAGAATTCAATAGATAAAAATTCAGAATCAATGCCTCCATATAGCAATCGAAATGTTATTTGTTTGCTTTCTTCTCGTTGCTCGTCTGTTAATGCATCTCCAAAATAATAACGACCTAAATAATCATGCACTGATGTGTTAGGCATTTCATATCCAATTATACGAGCAATCAATCTAACATGATATGAATCAAAATCCATCTCTACCAATGCACCATCTGTAAACCTGCTACAGAAGGCCGACCTAGTACCATCTTCTTTGTTCATGGCAGCAAAATTAAAACCGCGGGCTGCGTTACTAGGTCGGCCAGTGACTGTATGATAGTTGTATTGCGAATACACAAATCCGTTGGTTACCAATTCTGGCATTCTGAATTCTTCGGTTACTCGCAATCCTGATTGTTCAATTCTTGAAAATACTGCAGGATATGTTGCATTAAATTTTAAATATGATTCATCTAATTTTGCATTAACACACATAGGCCAGGCATAGTGACGTATTTTCTGACACATTGCTAAATGTTGTTGCATCGGTATCAAAGTATTGACATACTGAAAAGCCGTATGTCGCCTCCAATAAAATGTATGAGCTGCAGTTGGATAGTGTGATTCATCATATGCTTCGGCATAAGTATACCACCACAAAGTCTTAACATCCCATACGGCATCATTTCCTCCGAGTTGCAGCCACTGTTTCTTGTCATACACAAAGATATCACGCAGTTGCAGAAACCGGGACAAATGTTCTGAAAAGCCGGTTAACTGTTCGGTATGTCTCATCGGAACGATTCGTTCTACGCCATCTTCGGTATAAATGTATATCGCACATACCTGATTTATAGATACATGCAAAAAATTGTTTGTTAAAATAGGTATAACTAGAGTGCGTTTATTTTCAATACACTGAAATAGTGTATCAATTTCATCTGCATCATCTAGTATCATACATTGAATATAAGAAAAAATATGCAGAAATCCTAGTTATGAATTAATATCTTTAGGAACTACGAAATCTGTATCTGAGTAATATTGAATAGGGTTAGTTAATACTTCAAATATTTCCGGGAATTCGGTTTCTACAGTTCGCATAGCTTCAACATTTTTAGTAGCAACTCCTTTTGTTAATACGCCATTTTGAAACGTGTCTTGCAACGGGCCGGTAATAGTCCAATTCAACTGAAACCCTGAATATAAATTTTTATCAATCTGGCCAGATCTCCAAATTGCAAATTGTTCATAATCAATTTCTAATAATTGTCGTTGATTATTCTTTCTTAAAAAATATCTAACAATAAATCCAGTAGATCGGTCTGTTTCTGTAATTATAGGTATATATACATTTGGAGTTTT